TTACCAGCGGCTGTACAGTATTGCCCATGAGTTTAGCCGTGTAGCTGAGAAGCTTCGGTCTACGGCAGGGCGCATAGAAGACAGTTCAGATGCTGTAGATGATTTATTCAATATCTCTGATGAGTAACATCAAGGAGATTGATGGGGAATTATGGTATCATAGTCCTTCTGGGTATAAGCAACGGTTAGATACCCATAATAAGAAAAATACCACCCGCATGTTTGTGGATGGTAAGTACATTCCTCAGTCTCATCCTCTTCATAAGCCTGGTCGGTATGTAAGCTTTAACGATGCTGCTTTCTCTAGTTTTGCTAATTTAGCTGCGGTTAAGGCAGGGCATGTTTATATTATATCTAATCCTGCTTGGCCTGAATGGGTTAAGGTAGGCATGGCTATTGATTCCCGTGATAGGTGTAATAGCTACCAGACCAGTAGTCCTTATCGGGATTATGTTATGCATTATGCTATATCCTCTGATGATAGGCGTAAGGCTGAGTATGAGGCTCATACAGCGTTAGAAAAGCTGGCGGATAGCCGTAAGGGTGAATGGTTTAAGATCCCTGTAGATGCTGCCGTAGAGTGCATGTCTGCCTTATAGAATGGATAAGCTTTGTCCATGCTGCAATGCAGAAGTAGAAAGTGTGCATAAGCATCATATTGTTCCTAAAGTTTTAGGCGGTTTGGATATCCCTACTAACATAGTTGAATGCTGTGAATCGTGTCACGGTAAGATACATGGCAGAGATATGACCAACCATAGAGAACTTACCATTGAAGGTCTACGGAAGGCGAAGGCTAGAGGTGTTCAATTAGGCGCTTACAGGGATGGTATTTTTGTTGGTGGTAAAGGAAATGCTGATACCGCTAGGAACGCCACAGAAGCCCGTACAGCACTTTATAAGAGCCGTGCCTTGGAGAAGGTTCCGTTGTTAGATGAGATAGATCCTGACAGGACTATGTCTTTGAGAGCAGTAGCCAATAAGTTAAACGAACTATCGATCCCTACAATCTCAGGTAGAGGTAACTGGGCGGCTGCTTCAGTGCGAAGATTGAAGGCTATTAAATAATGCATAACGGGTATTATTAAATAACAAAACTCCCCTTAGTACAGTGCTGCTATAATATAATTAGCAACATTAACTAAGGAGAGTTGTAATGAAGTATGTGTTTAACAGCCTGAACGGTATCTGGAATAATATTCAATATGTGCAGCAAAGACGTGCAGACTATTGGATCTTACAGAACATGAGTGACAAGCAGTTAAGGGATATAGGTGTAACTAGAGGTGAGATACGTACTAGGTTCTATAGCTAGTATTGGTATATACCCCCTGGCTTACAAGTAAATTATACACTGTTTTTCAGATAAGTCAACCCTAATAATGCCACTCAATTAAGGTATTGACCTAAACCCAACCCCAGTGTTATAATAAACATATTGGGCAGGAAAGCCCTATGATAAATCTCATATACATTCGTGCTGCTATCCGTGAACGTACAGGCAAAGAGTTATCTCTGGAAGCTGTGCGGGATCTTCTTTTTGAGGAAGGTCTAATCACCAAGGCTCAAGCCAAAGATAGAGATCTAATCTTCAGGGGGTATGCTGAATACTTTGAGACTGAAGAAGCATCTGCACGAGTTGAAGATCCAAATCCATTTATAATCAGGGAGATTAGCAATGAAGATGACTAAGGCAAAGTGCGGTGCGTCCAATCCTCCTGCGGGTAAATCTGCAAAGGTTAAGATGATGGGTGGCGGTATGGCTATGAAGAAGAAGAAGCCTGGTTACAGCTACGGCGGTATGGCTGCTAAAAAGACTAAGTGATGTTTGTTGGTGCGATACTTCTATGTGCGTCCGTTACGGATGTATCTAGCTGTGACGTTAAAATGAACATGAAGGATTTCTATGACACCAAGGAAGAGTGTGCCTTAGAAATGTTTGAGGTAGCTAAGTATACTGCCAACGCATTGAGGGTGGCGACCAAACCCTTCTGTTTTAAAATAGAGGTGTACTCCACCTAGCATACTTCTGGGGGGGAGCCATGCTTGCAGAGATTGCGATGGCTAATGCTGCCTTCGGTGTAATTAAATCCGCTATATCTAATGGACGTGAATTAGCCCAGTGCGGTAAATCTATCAGCGACTTTCTGACAGCAGAAGACAAGATCAAGGATAAGACTGAGGGTGACAAGAAGTCTATCTTCAAAAAGGTCTTAGGCAAAGATACTGCCGACTTTGAATCCTTCTTAGCCCTAGATCAGATCAAGGAACAACGCCGCCAGCTAGAGTCGCATATGCGCTTGTACGGGCGTCCTGGTTTGTATGATTCTTGGGTGGAGCATCAGGCTCAAACCCGCAAGGCTCGAAAAGAAGCTGAGAGACAACGCATTAGGGAACGAGAAGAACTAATCGAAGGTTTGACGATCTTTGGGTTTGTTGTTGTTCTTATTGGTTCTGCTATCGGGGCTGCCTACCTTTTCTACGTTTATAAAATGTGAGGTCTAATGGCTGGTAAGTCTAAATCAGAAAAGATCGCAGCGGGTAAAAAGCGCCACGGTTTTACTGCGGTTAATAAGCCTCGCAGAGGTGGCCCTAAGAAGTTTGAAGTTCTGGCGGTTGAAGGTGACAGCGTTAAGTACATCACCTTTGGAGATCCTGATATGGAGATCCGCAAGGATAACCCTGCAGCCCGTAAATCATTCCGTGCAAGGCACAAGTGTGACACGGCCAAATCGAAATTAACGGCCAGATACTGGTCATGCAAAAAGTGGTAATCCTATGTCGTTAGTTAAAAATATGAACAAGCGTAAGAAGGACGGCACTAGTCGTCCTAAGTCTAAGTCCACCGTAAGCGACAAAGCTTATAAGGATATGAAGGCTGGCTGGCCGAAGAAGAAGAAAAAGAAGTCCTAGACGTGAGTGATGCTCGCCTCACTCGCATTGAGGATAAATTAGATGCCCTTTCAAATGCAGTCGTAACACTCGCCCGAATGGAGGAGCGTATGATTACGTTATTTAAGCGCATGGATCATTACGATGATGAACAGAAGCACATGTGGGATCGCATACGGAAGCTAGACGAAATTAGTAAGTCTAGAGGCCAGAAGCTGCACTTTATGGAGCGCATCTGGTGGATCGTACTAACCGCAGCCGTAGGTGCTGGGTTTGTATATATGAGGACAGTAGGATGATGGACGAACCTAAGAAGTATACTGATAAACAGTTACTCTTTTTGGATGCGCTTATGAGCGAAGCTGGCGGTAACATCCGCAAGGCTATGGATATAGCGGGTTATTCTAAGACCACGAAAAGTGGCGAAGTAGTTAAGAACTTGCGGGAAGAAATCATTGAACGTGCAAGCCTGATGTTGGCTATGAATGCACCTAAAGCGGCCTTTGGTATTATTGGGGTTCTTGATGACCCTAGTGCTATGGGCGCAAGAAATTCGATCTCTGCCGCCCGTGAGATACTAGACCGTACAGGTTTGGTTAAAAAGGAACAGGTAGAGGTCACCAGCCAAGGCGGTGGCATGTTTATTCTTCCTCCGAAATCATCAGATTACATGGGATAATAAAGCACGTCCTAACGGATCAGCAAGAATACCGTTTGGTTATGTAGCTGACCCCGATAATCCCCTGCTTCTGTTTCCAGATGAACCTCTTGTAGCCCTTGTAGAAGAGGCGCTTGATTATCTGGAGAACGGTCACCCCACCCGAAAGGTGGCAGAGTGGCTTACAGAAAAAGGAGGTCGTAAGATTTCTCATCAGGGCATTATCCTGATTTGGAGAAAGCACCGACCAACTAGTAAACGAATAGCGGAATTAGATAAGGCTACTAAGAAGCGTAAGCCTAAAACCCGCAAAGATAAGAAGATTGCAGCGGTAAAGCGCAAACGGGCAGATGGCAGACGTGTTGCCAGTATGATGACCAACAAGCTTGCTGCACACGAAGACAAAGCACAATCAATTAGCAATACATTGGATTTTGGAAGCGTTGAAGAGCAGGCACAGAAACAGGAAATTATATTCGCCCCAAATCCTGGGCCACAAACCGACTTCTTGGCAGCGCCAGAGAGAGAAGTCTTGTTCGGCGGAGCAGCGGGTGGAGGAAAAAGTTTCGCCCTACTTGCAGATCCCATGCGCTATTTTTCAAATGCTGCATTCAGTGGACTCATCCTTCGCCGCACAAACGACGAATTGCGTGAATTGGTTTTCAAGTCGCAAGAACTCTACCCCAGGGCCTACCCAGGGGCGAAGTGGCAGGAAAAGAAAAGCCAGTGGATCTTCCCGTCAGGGGCCAGACTATGGATGACATACTTGGAGCGTGACGAAGATGTTATGCGTTACCAAGGTCAGTCATTTTCTTACATTGGCGTAGATGAGTTGACGCAGTATGCCACTCCCTTCGCCTGGAATTACCTAAGATCTCGATTGCGTACTACAGATCCTGATCTACCTACATACATGAGGGCAACTACTAACCCTGGGTCGAGAGGCCACCAGTGGGTTAAGCAGATGTTCGTTGATCCTTCCCCTGCAAACAAACGGTTTGTAGCGAAAGACCCCGAAACGGGTAACGACTTAGTTTACCCCGAAAAACATGAAAAGGCAGGTGATCCCTTATTCTATCGTAGGTTCATTCCTGCGAGTTTATACGATAACCCGTACCTTACAGAAGACGGGGCGTATGAGGCAAACCTTCTATCTTTGCCAGAGAACCAAAGGCGGCAATTACTAGAGGGCGATTGGGCGGTAGCAGATGGCGCTGCTTTCCCAGAGTTTAAGCAATCTATTCATGTGGTAGAACCTTTCGATATTCCAGATGAATGGGTACGATTTAGGTCAGCAGATTACGGGTATAGTTCTTGGAGTGCAGTGCATTGGTTTGCAATAGATCCTGCATATGAAACTTTAATAGTTTATCGGGAACTATACCTGTCCAAACATACAGGCAAAGACTTAGCAGTTGCAGTAATGGAAGCTGAAATGGGCGACAGGATCACTTACGGTGTTCTGGATAGTTCATGTTGGCATAATCGGGGCCAGATAGGCCCATCCATTGCAGAAGAAATGGTTAATATGGGCTGCAGATGGCGTCCTAGTGATCGTTCTTCAGGTGCAAGGGTAGCTGGCAAGAACTTATTTCACCAAAGACTAAAGGTGGACGAAGTTACAGAGCAGCCAGGTATCGTATTCTTTGATACTTGCCGCCAGATCATTGCAGATCTTCCTTCAATACCTTCTGACCCTAAAGGTTCGGACGATATCGACCCTAGATACGCAACAGATCACACATACGACAGTGTTCGATACGGCATCATGAGCCGCCCCAGAGCATTTTCGCCTTTCGATATGGGCAAAGGTGTTCCTGAACGAACTTACCGTCCCGCAGATTCAGCATTTGGATACTAAAACATGGCTTTAATGGACAGACCTACTGATACTAACCCTGAAGATGTTACCGAAACTGATCGTGTGGTGTCGCTAGAAGAAGATGGGGACGTAGAGCAAGAGAATACAGAGTATTCTGGTGTTGTAGCATTCATCGACGGGCAGTTTCGTCGTTCCAAAGACCATAGGCGCACCGACGAGGATCGCTGGCTAACCGCCTATCGTAACTATCGTGGTATCTATGGCTCTGATGTGCAGTTTACTGACACTGAAAAGTCCCAAGCGTTTATTAAAATCACAAAGACTAAGGTTCTTGCTGCCTATGCACAGGTTGTAGACGTTCTATTTGCTGGTGGTAAGTATCCACTAGGCATTGAGCAGCGTAAGTTCCCTAATAACGTAGCGGATGCGGTACATTACGATCCTAACGCCCTGACTACGGATAAAGTTAAAGAAAAAACGGGTGTGGATTACAAAGTCCCCCGTAATATCGTCCGTCCAGAGATTGCAAAAGAGTTAGGTCTGTACGAAGACAAGCTAAAGCCTATTGAAGAAGAACTTGAGGTTGGCCCAGGTACAAATCCTGGTTCCATCACCTTTGAGCCAGCCAAAGTTGCGGCCCAGAAGATGGAAAAGCTTATGCACGACCAGCTTGAGGAATCTCAGGCGTCTAAGCACCTACGTTCTATGGCATTTGAGTGTGCATTATTGGGGCATGGCCTACTTAAAGGCCCTTTTGCCCAAGATAAGGAATACCCTCGCTGGGACGAAGAGGGAAACTACAATCCTATCCTTGAAACCATCCCAAAAGTTGAATTTGTAAGTATTTGGGACTTTTATCCTGATCCAGACGCACGAAACATGGATGAGGCAGAGTTTACTGTACAGCGACACCGATTAAACCGCTCACAGATGCGTGGATTGAAGAAACGTCCACACTTCCGTGATGAAAGCCTCGAATTAGCCATAGAATATGGCGCTAGCTACACCAGAGAGTACTGGGAAGACGCATTAGAGGATAATGCAGGCTCTGAGCAGGTAGATCGCTACGAAGTATTGGAGTATTGGGGCATTATTGACACTGAATTGGCTGAAGAGGCTGATTTAGACATCCCTAAAGAATACGAAGATCGGGACGAAGTACAGGTCAATATATGGGTCTGTAACGGCCAAATCCTCCGTTTAGTGCTAAATCCGTTCACTCCAAGCCGTATTCCTTACCATGCAGTGCCATACGAGTTAAATCCGTACTCATTCTTTGGAGTTGGCGTTGCAGAGAATATGGAAGACACCCAATTGATAATGAACGGGTTTTTCCGTATGTCGATAGACAACTCTGCTCTATCAGGTAATCTTCTTATTGAGATTGATGAGACTAACTTAGTCCCTGGGCAGGACATGAGTATTTACCCAGGCAAAATCTTTCGGAGACAGGCAGGCGCACCTGGTCAAAGTATACATTCACATTCGTTTAAAAATGTAAGCAACGAACTTATGATGATGTTTGATAAGGCACGTCAGCTTGCTGATGAAGCTACAGGCATCCCTAGCTACAGTCACGGTACTACTGGTGTTATGGGCGTAGGCCGTACCGCTTCAGGCATGTCCATGTTGATGGGGGCGGCACAGTCTAACATCAAAGCAGTTGTTCGGAACGTCGATGACTATCTGCTAGCGCCATTAGGTAAAGCTTTGTTTGCATTCAACATGCAATTTAATTTCGACAAGCAATTTGTTGGTGATTTGGAAGTTGTAGCTAAAGGCACTGAAAGCCTAATGCGTAACGAGATCCGCAGCCAGCGTTTGCTACAGTTTATGCAGATGACACAGAACCAACAGATGGCTCCATTTGTTAAATACGATTATGTTTTGCGTGAGTTGGCAGCGTCTATGGATCTGGATGAAGATAAGATCTTAAACGATCAACGTGAGGCCATTATTCAGGCTAAGATGATGGCAGAGATCCAAGCGATGATGCCACAGCCTGAAGGCCCACCAGCGGCCCCAGAAGGTGGCCCACCTAACCCTAATGACCCAACAGGTACTGGCGGCGGTAACATAGCCCCAGGAGAGGCCCCACTGCCTGGTGCAGACGGCTTCACAGGATCAGGTGGCGGTGACAATGGTGGACAGCAGCCAGCACCACCTAATGCAGCCCCAGAAGGCCCCGTACAGTAATGTGGGTGCTTATGTTCTTTCAGCTAATAAACAATAATCTAAGCCATTACCAAATTGGACAATATCCTACTCAACAAGAGTGTGAGCAACAAAAAGATAGAGCCGTAGTTTTGGTAACTACCAGCAATATCGCTCTCTCCTGTTTCGAGGTGAATTAATGGATAAACAGTTTTATCGCTCATTGCTTCTTTTGGTTAATACCAAAGATCACATGGATCTCCTGCATAAGTATGTTTCTGCACGGATAGATCATTTTCACCAACAGTTAGAAAGCACGAAAGATCATCAGAGGGTCTTGGAAATCCAAGGTTCTATTGCTGAACTCCGCAGGTTCAAAACGCTTCGTGACGAAGTAATTAAGGGTGCAGAATAATGGCTGGCGTAGCAAAAAAACTAGAAGGCATAACCACCCGTAACGGCAAGCCTGTTTGGACTAACGATGAAGACCGTGAAGAGTACTCTGAGAAGACAGCGACTTTTGAGTACGGTGCGGGCTACCTTGTAACCCCTACAATAGACCCAGAAACTGGCGGCAATTATAAGCTAGATGATCTTTTTGATCACTACGCCGAAAATGGCCCCTACGATGTTTTCACGGGCGAAAAGCTTCCTGTATTTGATGATGAAGGAACGGCCACTGAATATTCTAAGTGGCGCTCCAAAAACATCCTAAACGAAGATCTTACCGATGAAGAGTTCTACACGGGCGAGAGCGGTGAGTACTACCCACAGGACGGCGCAGGTACATCAATCAAGGACTATATTGGTGACGCACGGGATCACGCCGTAGACATCAAAGAAGACGTTTTAGGCTTCTTCAGTTCAGACTCCCCAGAAGCTGAAGACACTAGAGTTGCACAAATAAAATATGCACTTGGCGGTCTTGCCGCATCACAACGAGGCATTACCACTAAGGAGGGCCTAGACATGGCTAACAACAAATTTCAATTGGATCAAAAGAAAGCCGACTTAGATGAGGACGGCGAATTGAGCGACTATGAAATGGCCCGTGGTGAGGCCATTCAAAAAGCTAATGTTGATGATCCAGAGAACGATGAGAAAATGAAGATGTACCACGGTGGTATGGGCATGATGTCAGACCCAGTGTCTGGTAACCCAATCCCAGTGGGTTCTAGTGCAGAAAATGTACGGGACGATATAGAGGCGATGATTAGCGAAGGTGAGTATGTTCTCCCCGCTAACGTGGTCAAATGGCATGGCCTTAAACATATCATGGATATGCAGTCAGAGGCTGAAATGGGCCTCATGGGCATGTATGATACTGGCCTCATTCAATACGCAGGTGAAGAGGAAGCGGAAGAGCCTGAAGAGGTTACTGAAGCAGAAGACGATGTTCCTTCAGAGGAAGTCGAGATCGAAGTCGCTGCCGTAGAGGTAGATGACATGCTGGATGAAGATGAGGAGGTCGAGGAGGTCTTCCCCAAAACATCCAAACTACCAGGCATGATTAACACACCAAAAATGGTGTTCATGTCGTAAAGGGCTACCCGCCACAGAGCGGCCCCCAATGAGGCAAAATACAATGGCAAAATACAGACGTGTGGATGACGAAGATAATGGTCTTTCTTATTCAGAAGAACTAGCGCAAGAGCAGCAAGCGCAATCTGGTGGCCCAGAGCCAACGGATGCTGAAGACACAACGTACAAAAAACGGTACGGGGATCTTCGTCGGCACTCTCATCAATTGATGCAACAAAAAGATCAAGAAGTTGCACAGATGAAAGCGCAGCTTGATCAGGCGGCAAAGGGACAAATTAAGTTCCCTAAGACTGATGAAGAGATTGATCAGTGGTCTAAGAAGTATCCTGATGTTGCAAAAATCGTAGACTCAATTGCTCGTAAACGTGCAGGCGAGGCGCTTGAAGAAGGCGAGAAGCGGATGGAGGGTCTACGCCAACTTGAAACCAAGCTTACTCGCAAGGATGCAGAACAGCAGCTTGTTAAACTGCACCCCGACTTTCACGAAATTCGCCGTGACTCCTCTTTCCATGAGTGGGTGGCAATGCAGCCGCAGTACATTCAGGATGCTCTGTACAAGAACAACACAAATGCTACTGAAGCATCCCGTGCTATTGATCTGTACAAGTCGGATACAGGGAAGCGTAAGACTAAGAGTAAATCGGCTGCACAGGCAGTAGGTCGTACTTCTAGTTCTACTCCTAGTACCAATGAGCGGGTCGAATATTCTGAAAGCCAGATTGAAGCAATGTCTGATCGTGACTTTGCTAAACACGCAGATGCAATTGAAGAAGCCCGTCAAAAAGGTAAAATCAATTTTGATATTTCTGGCGCAGCTAGGTAGCTTGCAAAGTAAATAGTTAAGTGGTATAATAAACGTGAGCAATGGGACATACTTGTTGCTCACAACTCTTTGATGATATGTTTCCAAGAGACTTATCTTCTGAGAGCATCCCTCTCAATTAACAGAATAGAGCCACCGCAAGGTCTACCTCTAGTTCTGCCTATTCCCAAGAATTTCGACGTTTAGTCCACCAGTGTGGTGAGGCCCGTTTGCTTGTTAGCTGCAACTAATCATGCATTCGCACCCTTATTAATCACTGCCACTCAATTGTCCTCTTCGGGGTCTGTTCGGGCATTTTCGCCCCGCCATTCCAAAGGAGAACATAAATGGCATTCGCAAAAGCATCAGGTTATACAAACCTTAACTCAGGCAACTTCTCACCAGTAATTTATAGCAAAAAAGCACAACTTGCTTTTCGCAAAAGTTCTGTAGTCGAAGCTGTGACTAATACGGATTATGCAGGTGAGATTTCCCAAATGGGAGACTCGATTCGCATTATCCGTGAACCAACGATCACCATCAACACGTTAGAGCGTGGAACTACATTGGCGACACAGGATCTGGCAGATACTGACTTCACCATGACAGTAGACAAAGCCAACTACTGGCAGTTCACACTGGCGGATATTGAGCAAGCTGCAAGCCACATTAATTATATGGATCTTGCTTCTGACCGTGCTGGTTACGATCTTCGTGACGCATTTGATGCGGAAGTACTTGGCTATATGTCTGGTTGGAAAACACCAAGTGCATGGGCACGGAATACAACCACATCAGGTACAGTAGCAAATGCTGCCGCTGGTACGGATGAATTGCTTGCTGGAAACAAATTGGACATCACTGACTTTGGTGGTGCTGACTTGGGTGTAGCTGGCGAAGTAACATCTATTCCAATCGCCGCTGGCGGTGGAGCAGGTGGTATTACTTCACCATTGGCAATTATGAACCGTATGAACCGTCTGATGGATCAGGCCAATGTTGCGACTGATGGTCGTTATTGTGTAATTGATCCAGTGATGGCAGAGATCTTGATGGATGAGGATTCAAAACTCATTAATGCAGACTTTGGTGGTTCTGATGAGATCCGCAACGGTAAGCTTCCAGCTAAGATCCGTAACTTCACTGTCTATGTATCTAACAACTTGCCTTACTTGGGCAACGGTGCAGGTACAGCACTTTCAACTGGCTCAGAGACTAACTTCTCTGTGATGGTTGCGGGACACAATAGTGCAGTCGCAGTAGCAGACCAGATCGCTAAAGTGGAGACATTCCGTTCTCCGAATACATTCAGCGATGTTGTCCGTGGTATGCAACTATACGGTCGCAAGGTTCTTCGCCCAGAGGCGTTGTTCACAGCGAACTATAACTTAGCATAAACTTACTCAGGGGGTTGGCCAAGTGTCTGCCCCCTTCACTCTATTGAGGGTGCTTCATGCCATCTACATATATTGATCTTTGTAACCAAACCCTTCGACGCCTAAATGAGGTGGAGATTGCGGAAGCCGACTTCGGGTCGGTTCGTGGCGTTCAGGCACTTGTTAAAGATGCGGTTAAAGCGGCAGTAGCTAAGATTAACCAAGCAGAGTTTGGTTGGCCTTTTAATGCTGCAGAGCAGACTACCTCTTTAGTTGTAGGGCAAGAAGAATATACTTGGCCCCAGTATTTTAAAGTTGCTGATTGGAACAGCTTTCAAATCCAAGAGGATACTAATTTAGGCGTAAGCTTTAAAACGCTTAAAGTTATTGAACAGGATATATGGTACTCTG